CCGCCATCCGAGCAAGGGGGAATACATGACTTCCCGCTTCCTCAAACACATAGCCTGTGAGCACTGTGGTAGCACCGATGCTAACTCGCTCTATGACGATGGACATACACATTGTTTCAAGTGCGGAACAACCGAATTTGAACATGAACACGAAGAAAGATCAGTTATGAGAGATGCTATAGCCCCTTCAGCTAAGAAGTTAGAGATTAAGGGACAGATTAAATCTATTCCTGATCGCGGTATCAGTCAACAAACCTGTGAGAAATTTGGAGTTACCCAAGATGAGACCAAACAATACTACCCTTATGTTGACGCAGGAGGAAATCTGGTCGCTGTTAAGTCACGCACAGTGGAGAGCAAGAGTTTCAGTATTGCAGGAAACTTTACATCAGCCACTTTATTCGGTCAACATCTCTTTCACGAGGGTGGGAAATACATCACGGTATACGAAGGAGAACTTGACGCATTGGCAGGATACCAACTTACAGGAAGTCAATGGCCTAGTATTAGCATTAGAAACGGAGCGCAAGCGGCCTTAAAAGACTGTAAAGCACAGTATGAATGGTTGAATAGCTTTGAGACAGTAGTTATCTGCTTTGATGGTGATGAACCGGGGAAGAAGGCTGCTAAAGAGGTAGCTGAATTGTTCGGTAACAAAGCCAAGATCATGCAGTACAAGGATGGTTACAAGGATGCTTGTGAGTACCTGATTGCAGGGGCTACCAAAGAGTTTGTAAATGCTTGGTGGAAGGCTGCTCCTTATGTGCCTGATGGTATCGTTAACGCTGCTGACTTATGGGAGGAAATCTCTAAGCCTGAACCTGTGGCAGAGGCACAATACCCTTGGAAAGGCCTGAATAAGCTACTTTACGGTATCCGGCCTGCGGAGCTAATCACTATTACTGCCGGAAGCGGATTGGGTAAGAGTCAATTCCTTAGGGAGATTTTGTATCATATCTTGAAGACAACTAGTTGGAACATTGGTGGATTGTTCTTAGAGGAATCTACTAGGAAGACAGCTAGAAGTATTATGTCTTTACACGCTAACAAACTGTTACACTTACCTGACACACCTACAACGGAACAGGAACTGAAGGAGGCCTTTGATGCTACTCTTGGAAGTAATCGTATATATCTTTTTGATCATTTCGGTAGTAGTGCTGTTGACAACATTAGTAACCGTATTCGATACATGGCAAAAGCTTGCGATTGTCGTGTGGTGTTTCTTGACCATATATCTATCGTTGTTTCTGGTCAAGACCTTGGCGATGAACGGAAAGCTATTGATAACATGATGACGAGGTTACGCACACTTGTACAAGAACTCGATATTACACTCATTTGTGTTAGTCATTTGAAGAGACCACAGGGCAATCAAGGACACGAGGATGGTGGTAGTGTATCTCTGTCACAGTTGCGAGGCTCAGGTGCTATTGCACAGTTGAGCGATGCTGTGATTACACTGGAAAGGAATAGTATGGCTGAGAACGAAGAAGAGCGACATTTGACTAAGATTGCAGTGGCTAAGAACAGGTACAATGGCGAGACAGGGCCAGCTTGTAAGCTACAGTACAATAGTTATACTGGACGTATGAATGAGGTTGAGGAGGAGACTTTATGAGTCAAAGTGAAGCTGGTAAGGGTGATGCACCTCGTAAACAGCAAGATCAGAAGGCTTACGGTGAAGGGTGGGATAGGATATTCAGACAGAAGCCTATAGAGAAGGCTCTTGAAGAGGAACCTTTAAAGGATGATGAAAATGATTAGCGTAGAACAATTGATTGTAGGGGCTACCGGAGTAGGTTATCTGGTAGTAGGTGTGCTACAATGGAGCAAGGGAGAAATCTCTAACGGGATGATCTGGACAGGTTATGCCTTTGCTCAGATTGGATTGTGGCTTAATATTAAATGAAAGTAGCTTATGAGGATTGTCCTAGACATTGAGACAAACCTAGCACACGATAAGATTCATCTTGTTGTGACTAAAGACATTGACACTGGAGAAGTAAAGTCATGGAAACAAGCAAGCAGCCTGCAGGAGTATTTAAAGGACGTATCGTTGATAGTCATGCACAACGGCATAAGTTTCGATGCACCAGTATTGAATCGCTTATGGAAGACTCAGATTCGATTGAATCAGGTCTACGATACATTGATAGTAAGCAGGCTTCTCGATCCGAGCAGAGAGACAGGACACAGCCTAGAGGCTTGGGGAAACACCTTAGGGTTCCACAAGATTGACTACACAGCCGTATGGCAGTGGATGATGGACAGGAAAGAGGAGTACAAAGGTGAATGCTTTGACAAGCCTATTGATAGTCTTCTTGAGCATTACTGTGTTAGGGACGTTGAGGTTACTTGCAAACTGTATCTCAAAATAGTCAATGACTTTAATGAGAAACAGTTTAGTCTTGAATCCTTAGAACTTGAACAAAGTGTTGCAGCTATCATTGCTCAACAGGAAAGGAATGGGTTTAAACTTGACCAAATCTATGCAACCTGCTTACTTACTGACATCAAGTCAAAAGTGGCAGGAATATATGAGCGAATGCAACAGAGATGGCCTCCTGTCACTGTTGAACGAATCTCTGACAAGACAGGAAAGCGACTCAAGGACAGCGTGGTTACTTTCAACCCCGGAAGTAGACAACAAATCGGAGAGAAGCTAAAGGAACTTGGGTGGAAACCTAAGGACTTTACACCAACAGGTCATCCGATTGTGGATGAAGCTGTGCTGGAGAAGCTGAACATACCTGAGGCTAAGATCATTGCTGAGTATCTGATGCTGAACAAACGAATCAGTCAGATTGAATCATGGATGGAAGCTGTAGGTAAGGACGGTAGGGTTCACGGTAAGGTCATCACTAACGGTGCTGTTACAGGTCGTATGACCCATAGCAGCCCTAACATGGCTCAGATACCTAATGCAGGCTCTATCTATGGGCCTGAGTGTAGGGAATGCTGGACTGTTGAGGATGGCAATGTGTTGGTAGGTTGCGATGCTTCAGGTTTGGAGCTTCGTATGTTGGCTCATTATATGAAGGATCAAGACTATGTTAAAACTGTCACAGAGGGTTCTAGTAAACTCGGGACAGACGTTCATACCAAGAACCAAACTGCTGCGGGATTACCAAGCAGAGATGCTGCTAAAACATTTATCTATGCGTTTCTTTATGGAGCAGGAGATGCGAAGATCGGAAGCATTGTTGGAGGAAGTGCAAAAGACGGAGGAAAACTCAAAGCAAAGTTCCTCCAGCAAACACCATCCCTTGCCAAGCTACTTGAACGAGTGTCAAAACAAGCAGGTAAAGGATGGGTTCCCGGACTCGATGGTAGGCGCATCTGGGTACGATCCGAACACGCAGCACTTAACAGTCTCCTACAAGGGGCTGGTGCAATCGTAATGAAGAAGGCATTAGTTATCTTTTGTAACAAAATAAAGGTTAACAAGTGGGACGTGAAGCTAGTCGCTAATGTCCATGATGAATTCCAGTTTGAATGTAGTAAGAATATTGCTGAAGAAGCTGGAAAAGCTGCTAAGATATCCATCATTGAGGCAGGAGAATATTTTAAACTTAGATGTCCTTTGGACGGGGAGTACAAGATTGGATCAAACTGGCGACAAACCCACTGAGGAAGGTGATGGCGCATACGTAGGAAGTATTCGCTTTGATGTCTTTGAAAATAATTTTGATATTTCTAAGACAGATAGCTTGACATTTGAGGATGTTTATGCTATCCTATATGCTTCTCTGCAATACTTACAAGGTGTTGCAAGAGACATGGAAACAGTAAAGAAGATCAAGGATCGACTTCACTAAGATTTAGCGAGTGTGGTGGAACGGTATACACAGCAGACTTAAAATCTGCCACCGAAAGGTTTGAGGGTTCAAATCCCTTCACTCGTACCAATAACATGGAATTATCATGGAAAACTGGAAACCTGTAAAAGACTTTGAAGACTTGTTTGAAGTATCCGATCTTGGTAACTTTCGGAGGAAAGATAAAGAAACTAATCTTGTTCAGCACAAGACTGCTAAAGGGTATTTGACAGTAGCAACAGCGCCTTATGGTAAAAATAAAGGATGGAAGACTTTTCGAGTACATCGCGAGGTTGCAAAAGCTTTTATTGAGAATCCTGAGAATAAACCACAAGTTAATCATAAGGACGGTATGAAAGATAACAATGTAGTTAGTAATCTTGAATGGTGTACTGCCAAGGAGAATACACAACACGCATGGAAAACAGGACTAACAAAGCCGCTAATTTCAGAACAAGTTAAAAACACTAAACTTTCTGATAGTGAGGTTAAAAGCATCTATGAAAAGTACCAGAAAGGTTTGGATACTCTTCGTAACTTGTGCAACGAAGCAGGTATTGGTCATGCTACCGTTATTCGCCGACATAAAAAGTTTAATACTAAGAACTTTAATACTAAAGTTTTTTATTAAGCTACAATGACAGTCTGGAAAGACAGACACAACTTAACTTTTAAAGGAAAATGAAATGAGCAGTATTAAACCCGTTAAAGTCTCCGGCTCCCTCTATTGGGCTAACTGGATGGCAAACTTCAACACTAAGTTTAATGAGGAGAACGATAAGTACGAATGTACCCTTGGCGATCTGTCTGATAAAGCAGCAGCAGCCTTGGAAGAGTTGGGTATCAAGATCAAAGAGAAGGACACACAAGGCAAGTTCATTGTCGGTAAGTCTAAGTTCCTGTTTGAACCTGTAGATGCTGATGGTAACAAAGTTGACATCTCTGCTATCGGTAACGGTACTAAGGTCACAGCACTGGTTAGCTCGTATCGTCACAAGATGTCTGCTAAGTTCGGTGCAGCACCTTCGATTCAGAAGATCATCATCACTGAGTTGAAGACATACGTACCTGAAGGTGAAGAAGAATTGGAAGATGTCCTCTAAGAGGCCAGATAAGTTACTCATAGACGCAGATTACCTAATCTACGCTATTGGTTTTACGTGTGAGGATGCTTCAGAGAGAACAGCAAAGAATAGGTTAGTAGAGACACTTGAAAATTTAGTCTACGTACACCTTAAAGCTGACTCTTATGAAGCATTCCTGACAGGTAAAGGTAACTTCAGATATGACATTGCTAAGACAGTTCCTTACAAGGGTAATCGCAAAGATACCGCTAAGCCTCCTTATTACCAAGAGCTTAGGGATCACATGGTTAAACGGTTAGGAGCTGTCGTAGTAGAGGGACAAGAAGCGGATGACGAGGTAGCCATACGGATGTCTAAAGAGCCTGATACATACACTCTAGTAGGTGTGGATAAGGACTTACTTCAGATACCCGGATGGCACTTCAATCCATCAAAAGACTTGGAGCAATATGTTGATGAATTCAAAGCTTATAAATCGTTTTGTGTTCAGTTGCTTACAGGCGACAGAACGGATAACATTCCCGGCTTACAAGGCATTGGCCCGAAAAAGGCTGAAAAGACTCTTAAAGACGCGAAGACTCAACAAGAACTTCTGGAGACAGCGTGGGAAAAGTATCAAGAATTGGGCCATACGAGCGAGTATTTTACGGAACAAGGGCAGCTACTATGGCTAAGAC